GTACTCAACCCGTCCCCATCTGTATGGTGAGTGCCGACCCACCGCGGGTCGATTCCCATTGCTGTTCCTTTCATGTCGACCTTCCTCGCCTGGTGCGCAGCCCTGCTGCTGCTGCCTCTCGTGATCCTGCTGTGGATCACTGAATCTCCCGCCCAGCGTGTCTCTCGGTGGCGTGTTTCTGGCCTGTCCGAACAGGAGATCTCCTTTCGCTCGCAGGCTGCGATGCGCCAAGCCCTGATCCTTCACACAGTGGAGGCCTGACCGATGCCGACTCTCTCTCCTGTCCGCATTCACGTTCAGACACGCAAACACGGTGTCCAAACCATGGACGTCTCTCCCGTATGGGTTGGCCGGTGCTTGGCCGTCACCCCTCCTGCCACGAGTGACGGTGCACCGGTTCAACGTGGCCGCTGGACGCTGACGCACGTTCAAACCGGCATGTCTGCCGTGTCTGCCCTCTCCATCTCCAAACGTGGCGCCATTGCGCTGGCTCGTAAGTGGGATCAGCGGTTTGCCATGCTCGATCCTGCTGCTACCCGTGATTGGCCACACCTGAAGGCCTGGCAGGAGACGGTGCGTGCCATCCGCGAACCATGGACCGTCACTCTCGTCGACGATGACGGAGACGGACACGGCATCGCCCTCTCGATGGCCGCTGACCGGGGCCTCTCGGTCGATCCCGACGGCGGCGCCGCACCCCGGATTCTGTGGCGCCGCCAATGGTGGTTCGCCCCCACCGATGCGGAGCTTCAGGCATGGACCATGGACAGCGTGTGCGACACGCCGGATGGCCGAACCGTCGAGCCGGACGCGCCGGACTCCTGGCTCCGCATTCTCGGACTTGTCTGATCGCTGAACGCCTCAGGTGACCGGGCCAATGGTCACCCCGTAAATGATTCTCAAACGTTCAACCATGCTTTTTCATCTCACCGCCGCTTCCAGGAACAGCAAGACGGGACCAATTCCTGTCAGCACGTCACCAATCCATCTTTGCCCCTCCACTTGCCCGTTCAACACTGAAGGGGGTTGCTATGCGGGACAAGGTCCACTTGCTCTCCATTGGAGGGAGGTCAGCGAGGGCAGGCGGGGTGTCCCCTGGCCTGAGTTCCTGCGGCTGATCCGTCACTTGCCCCCCCGTCAGCTGTGGCGGCACAATCAAGCCGGTGACATCCAAGATCCGTCCACCCTGGCTGGCAAGTCAGCGCTCAAACAGCTGACCATTGCAAACCGTGGAAAACGTGGGTTCACGTTCTCCCACCATCCACTTACCCGCCGTGTCATCGAGGCATTCAAAGCAGCCACGGCACAGGGATTCACCGTGAATGCATCCACCGAGACAATCGAGGCCGCTGACTCTGCTGTGTTCAATGGTCTTCGGGCTGTGGTTGTGGTGCCCTCCACCGACGAGCGCCGCTTCTGGCGCTCTCCTGCAGGCCACAGGGTGGTCACCTGCCCAGCTCAAATCTATGAGGACATCACCTGCCAGACATGCCGTCTCTGTCATTCCAGGCCGCAAGAAGTCATCGTTGCGTTCCGTGCTCACGGCACAGGCCGCAAGAAAGTAAACGCCTGGCTGGCATCTCTCTGATTCAATCATTCACCCACACCATCATCCCCTTATCACCATGGCAAGACTCACACGAAAGCATGTTGAATTTATGCTCCATCACCTGAACGAAACGTTGGATCTCCCTGTCGAAACCTACGTTCTCGATGAAGAAACAGGAGAACGTATTGCTCAGATTGGATGCATCCACCTAGTGAGATCAGCAACTGGATTCAATATCTACCAGCTTGTTAATGAGGCCGGTGGATGTCGCAGTCTGGCTTGCTCCCTCTCCACCGCTGAGGCCCATAACTGGGTGATTGCTGCCCTGGCAGGCGTCGCTCTCGCTCGCACCCGTTGCGGTTGCTGATCGTGCGAACTCTCCTGCTGATCGCCGCAAGCGCTGCCCTGTGGACCATGGCTCTCAATGAACTGGCCCTCCACCCCGTCACGAACACCGGCACTCAGCCCTATGTCCGCTTGACAGGCCCCTCCAACCCTCTCCCCCCGTAACTCGCAGCTACCGGCTACGCCGGAGCGCTGCTCTAGGTCCCCTACAGGCCCCTCTCCTGCCCCGTTGGCCCTCTCGGTCGACGGGGCTTCTTTGTGGCCCTTCCCGGGCTTCCTGGGGGCCTCTGGGCTGGCCCTTGGGCTGGCCTGAGTGGACGCTGGGGAATCGAAACGGGGGGCGCTAACGCAGAACCACCCTGCACCCCTTGTGCCCTGCTGGCCCCATGGACACCCCAGGCCAGCCCAGCTCCCCCTGCTGCCCCCTGCAGGGCCCCCTGTGTCCACCCTGTGTCCACCCTGTGTCCACTCCCCTAGTTGGACAAGGGACACCCCAGTGGTACCAAGGGGTTTCGGTCCTTGCGTACCTGTGTGTAGTGCAGTTACGCAAGACGTGGACAGGGCTAACCCCTCCCCCCCCCTGCTGTCAGGCCAGCAGGCTCACCCCATAGGGGGGGATGCGCCGCCACCGCAGTATGCGTAAGCCCCTCAGGTTTTTCCGCCTAAAAACCCCCTCAAATTTTCGGACCAGAAAAGTCCCCGGTTCACCAAGTTTCCCTATTGTTGAATTAAGGAGAGAAATTTCCATCCAAGGGTGGATTTATTGAGTGTATTTAGGAGGATTGCTGTTGTTGACAAGGATTTTCTTATCACTTGACAACCTTCAAAAACCAACAATGAGTATGTGTGTACTCCTGGTAATGGAGTCTGCGGTTGGGCTCTCGCCCAACTCTTGCCTCCTGCTTCGCGGTTCACCGGTACCGGGCAGCCAAGCTGCCCTATGGACCATGGGGGGACCAGGGTGGTGTCGTTGCCCTTGATAAGAGATCTAGAGACGATGCCGATCCTTGAGCAGGCCACTGCCCTGCTTGCCCAAAAGATTCAGGCCATGTAACCTTTCACAGTCAAAGACCCTCTCCACCACTGGTTGCCGCCCAGTAGGTGGAGATGGAAATGGGGTCTACCAGCCGGAGGAGCTGATGTGAACGACTTTACTGACACCGGGGGGCGCTTTGCCGTGCTGCACCAAAAAGGAGCTGCTCAGCTTGAGGAGGACGTTCGGGATGGGCACCTGGACTACAAGCACATCGCCGTCTTTGTGGCCATTGCCAGGAGGTTGGACTTCAGGACAGGCATGGCTGCTGTGACGGCTGAGGACATTGCCAGCGGCCTGGGCATGAATCCAGCGATGTGTCGTGGCTGCATCAGCAAGCTGCAGAAACGGATGTTGCTAGCCAGGGGCTACGCCAGTGACAGGGGCATCCGGTACATGCCAAACCCCTACGTCGCCAGTTGCGGGGCACTCAACCGTCGGCCGTTCCTCTGGAAGCAGTTCTGCCACATTGTGGAGACCGGGTCTGCCTCGCTTCCTGAGTCGTGACTGATCCGCTGATGGGTGTGATCCACAGTCGATGGGGAGCGGCTTACGCAGCTTCACTGCAAGATCGAGTTGATGGCGCGGTTAGCCTGACTGAACACCATGAAGGCTGGCCAGATGGCCAAGGACACACAGGAGCTACTGGCCGATCTGCATGCCGGTCTGGCTCAACACCTGAAGGAGAGGTTGGAGGAGGGGATCATCACGACTGGTGAACTGAACATCCTGCGTCAATTCCTCAAGGACAACGCCATCAGTGCTCAACCAGTGGAGGGATCTCCCTTTGGTGATCTGGTGGCGTCTGTACCTGATATCGACAAGGTGATTCCAATGAGAAAGATCAGTTGATGGCGTGGCAGGAACTCCCTGAACCATTTCGTGGTGACTTTCGCTACTTCCTGGTAGTGGTCTGGAGGCATGTAAACCTTCCAGATCCAACACCAGCGCAATTGGACATTGCTGAATACATGCAGCACGGTTCCAAGCGAAGGGTGATCGAAGCCTTCCGAGGAGTTGGGAAGTCATGGATGGCTGCGGCCTATGTGCTGTGGCTTCTACGCAACGACCCACAGAAGAAGGTGATGGTCGTCTCTGCGTCCAAGACGCGGGCTGATGACTTCTCGCAGTTCTGTCTCCGCCTGATCAAGGAGATGCCCCTGCTGCAATGCCTCGAGCCGGATCGGGAGGAGCAGCGTGCTGCCTCCAACCGGTTTGATGTGCGGCCTGCCATCCCGGATCAGAGCCCCTCGGTCAAGTCGGTGGGCATCTTCGGTCAGCTGACTGGATCCCGTGCTGATCTGATCCTGTCGGACGACGTCGAGGTCCCCAACACCAGCTGGTCGGTGGGGATGAGGGAGAAGCTGCTGACTGCCGTCGGTGAATTCAACGCCATCCTCAAGCCAGGTGGCGAGATCATGTTCCTCGGCACTCCCCAGACGGAGGAGTCGATCTACAACAAGCTCCGCCAACGGGGCTACGACTGCCGCATCTGGCCTGCCCGGTACCCCGACAAGCCGGAGAAGTACGGCGGGGCCTTGGCGCCAATCATCGAGGAGGTCTGTCTCGAGCAGAAGGGCAAGCCCACTGACCCAAGGCGCTTCTCAGAGTTCGACCTGATGGAGCGGGAAGCCTCCTACGGCCGATCCGCCTTCGCCCTGCAGTTCCAGCTGGACACGTCCCTCTCCGACAAGGAGCGGTTCCCGCTGCGTCTGTCCGACCTGATCGTCATGGAGGTGTCGGATCACGCCCCAGAGAAGATCGTGTGGTCCTCTGGCGTCGACTACCGCATCACCGACCTGCCCAGTGTCGGGTTTGCTGGTGACTACTACCACCGTCCGGCCTACATCCACGGTGATTGGTTGCCGTTCCAGGGCTGCGTCATGTTCATTGACCCCTCGGGTCGGGGTTCTGACGAGACGGCCTACGCCGTGGTGGCCCACCTCAACGGCAACCTCTTCCTGCTGGACTGCGGTGCCTTCCGTGACGGCTACAGCGACGAGGTGCTGACCGAAATCGCCAAGGCGGCCAAGCGCAGCAGCGTCAACCTGATCATCCTCGAGGACCAGTTCGGTCAAGGGATGCTTGAGAACCTGCTCAAGCCCCACCTGCAGGCCCACCACCCCTGCTCCATCGAGACCGTCCGGTCCAACGTCCAGAAGGAACGGCGGATCATCAATGCGCTGGAGCCGGTGATGAACCAGCACCGGTTGATCGTCGGTCGCTCCGTCATCGAGAAGGATGTCAAGGGCCGCGAGGACGAGGCAATTGAGCGGCAGCTGGCCTACCAGCTGTTCCACCAGCTGACCCACATCACCACCGATCGCAACTGTCTGCAGCACGATGACCGCCTGGATGCTCTTGCTGGTGCCGTTCAGTACTGGAATGAGTCCCTGGCGATCGATGAAGACCTGGCAATCCGCGAACGTAAAGATGAGTTATGGGACCTTGAGATCGAGGCATTCCTTGGCAACATTGAAAACGCCATTGACGTGCAGATGCTTGGCTTCCCCCTTGAGAAAGCTCCTAAAACTGGCGGCTCGAATCGCTGGATGTCAGCTCGAACCCACTCATGAAGAGGAATGGGAAGAGCAGAAAGCACGAGATCTCAAGCTCTACCCCGTCCGGGCATGGGTGATCCGCCTTCCCGGTGTGTTCGTTGGCGTTGGTGGCAAGCAAGAGCGCAGCTCCTTCGAGACCATCGTCATGGCACCCACGGCTGACTACGCCTGGGACGTGGCGATGAACACAGATGCATGGACGCGGTTGCCGTTCTGCATCGAAAACGCCCAGATTTTCCCCAAAGACCCTGAGGTCATCTCCAATGGCACCGATCAAGCTCGTTGACGCGGCCAAGTTCTTCAAGGGACTGCCCCATCAGGTTGCTGGCTGGAATGGCCTGCAGGACACCTTGACCGAGAAGCAGCTTGCTGACTTCACGGAGCTCTACCGGACGCCTGAGACGGGCGCACGGGACCCTTTCCGGCCCTCCTCGTCCTTCGACTACCAGATCACCCCCAACGTTTCCTACGGGGAGCTCTGTCTCCAGTCACCGGAGCGCCGCTTCCACCAGCAGCACCAGTGCGAAACAGCAGTGATGCTGTCCCAGTTTGTCCAGAAGGCACGGGACACCTTCAACTGCCCGGCCGTGATCACCTCCGGCTACCGTCCCCCCCGCATCAACACTGCCATTGGCGGTGCCCTGAACAGCGAACACCTGTACGACACCCCCAGCACAGGTGCCATTGACTTCTACCTCGATGGCATGCCGGTCAAGGAACTGCAGACCTGGGCCGATCGAGTCTGGAATTACTCTCTGGGCTACGGGGCACCCAAGGGATTCATCCACATCGGGATCCGCCCCGGCCATCCTCGCGTCCGCTGGGACTACTGATGCTGATACCTGACCACGAAATCCGCCGACTCTGTCGCCAGAAGGCTCTCGTCTCCCCTTTCAACGAGAATTACCTCAACCCGGCAAGCATCGATGTCACCTTGGGTGGCGAGATCATGATCGAGTCCAAGGAAAAGCCTGAACTCGAAACGTGGGAGATCAACGGGGCCACCGAAAAGGATCCGTTCTGGATCCAACCCGGTGAATTCTTCCTGGCGGAGACCCGCGAGATCTTCAACCTGCCCGATTACATCGGTGCCCAGTTCGTCCTCAAGTCCTCCCGGGCAAGGGATGGCTGGGACCACGCCGAAGCAGGGTGGTGCGACCCCGGTTGGTTCGGTTCTCGGCTCACCATGGAGCTCAGGAACAGCAGGCGCTTCCATCCGCTGCCCATCTGGCCCGGTCTTCGCATCGGACAGATGAAATTCCTGCTGGTCAGCGGTTGCGTGGAAGCTTCCTACGCCAAGACCGGCCGGTACAACTGCGATCTTGGCGTCACTGCCAGCAAGGGCTGATCAGCTCTTGCCCTTGTCGGCCCTGCGTTGCTCACTCAGAGCAATTGCCAGGGCCTGCTTCCGGTTCTTCACCTTCTGGCCGCTGCTGGACCGCAGCTTGCCACCCTTGTACTCGTGCATGACCTTCTGGATCTTCAGGTCGTCCTTCTTCACTGCTTTGCCCTCTTGCTCACAAGGCCAGCCATGATCTCGATCGCCCGATAAGCCTTCACTGCCATCCGAGCAACGTCACTCAGGCGCTCGTTGTCCTTCGGAGTGGGGGTCATGTTCACGATCACTACTGCCAAGCCATGAATGGCTACAGCAAGGGCAACGTATTCGCTGATCCGATCCACGCTTTCCTCGGAAGACCTGTGCTCAGCGTACTTCCTTCTCCAAATCACGCAGTCGGTACTCGTGGTCTTTGATGTCGGTCTCCAGAGCCTGGATGTCCTTGCTCAATTCTGACCTGAGGTGCTGGAGCTCAGTGATGACTGCATCGAGACCCGTCTTCATGCTCGATCGCATGGCCACGTTCTCGATTGCGATCTTCCACAGGGCACCCACAGCCCCAACAATGCCAGCAGCGGCAAGTGTCTCGAACATGGGTGCGCGACTGTGGCCCGATCTGCAGTCAGCATAATGCTGAGCTCAGCAGCACACCATCAGCTGGCGAAGACCCGGTAGGGGTTGGTGGGGGTGACGAGGTAAATGCTCAGCCCATCAGGCAGAACATCACCGGCGTAGTTCCCGTGCCAACCATCCAGCACGGTTGGAGGGACCAGCTCCTCACCGGTTACTTGGTCGTACACGCCACCACGGGTGATGGTGCCGATCGGATCAAAGGCCCAGCCGTTGTCGGCCTGCTTGTAGTAGCCGGGGTTGTTGCCGATGGGGGCGATGTAGACGCCAGCATCATTGAGGGCGATCTGGGCGGTGGCTTCGTCGGGGAAGCGGAGAAAGTAGGTCGTCATGGCGATCAGCGGGTGAGGGTTTGCAGCATGGCGTCACTCAATCGAGTGGGCCAGTAAATGAGACGTTTGTAAGAAGTTACCCCAATGCCTCGCAAGGTCAATGTGTCCATGCCAGGTGGAACGTTTCCGCTTGTATCTAAAGCTAAAATCGCAGCTCTTGCTACTGCAAAGTTGTCCTGCTTGTAAGCAATAGCGATTTTACTGGGATTACTTAAACTATTGCTGTCAAAGACATTGGTACCACTAATAACGCCCATTGCGCGGGTGTAATTGCTTGGACTTCCTGATGCGTATTTAATTCCATTGCCAACACTTAGGCTTGGTTGAAGTGCTCCAGCGCTGATTCCTAAATAACTTAAATTTGGACCGCCTCCCAAGCCACCAAGCCCGTTAAAAGTTTCCACAACAAGCGTTCCCTCGATCTGGTTGTGCCAACTGCTAAAGTTTGTTCCCGTAATTTGTACCAAATCAGCAGCGCGAGTGACTGTGGCACTGCTGCTGACATCGGCAGCTCGGGTGACGGAAGCGGTTGTGGTGGGGATGTAGGAGGTGGGGTAGGAACCGGTTTCAAGTTGGGCGCCCCAGATGTGGATTCCAGATGTTCCGTTGCCAGTAAAGGATGCTTTCTGATTTGGATAAATCACTGTGTACCCATTGTTCGTAAGCGATGACACAAGAATTAATCGCCACCAACCGTTTGCCAATTTTTGCATTGTGGCCGAAAAAACAGTGCCGCTGTTTGACGCTGTTGTAACACTTTCAGTTGAAAGGTTAAAAGTTGCGTTGGCAAAAAAGTTGCCAAAATTATTTTCTAAGACAATTGAATTGTATTCAGCAGCCTTGGCAAAAACTGAGAATGTGTATGTTGTATTGGCAGTGGTATTTGGCGCTGTACCTGGATCAAGATAATGAACTGAAGTTGTGGCACTTGCTATTAGCTTGTCAGCAGTACTGGTGCCGTCTGGGGCAGTTGTAGCATTTGCGGATACAGTAGTATCAAATTTTCTCCACGCAGCATTATCAAACTGCTCACTATAAGTAACAAGATTCGTCCCCGCCGCTTCCAGTAGCAATCCAGCTGGACGCATTACCCCATTGCTGTCGGGGAAGAACGCAGCACTGCGGGCTACGCCGCTGCCTGCCGTCTGGATGACGCCACTGGAGTCGTAGTAGGTGGCAGTGGAAGCACGGCTGGTGAAGGTTGCAGGGGTGGGGATGTAGCTGGTGGGGAAGGCGCCGGCTTCTAACTGGGCGCCCCAGAGGTAATGAGTAAGCCCACCACTCCCCAAAAAGGTATTATCATTATTGCTAAGCGAAATAAATACATATGCACTAGTGCTTGAGAAACTGGCCGTTATTGAACACCGATACCATCCATTTCCTGCATCGGTAATGCTTGATGCAGTAATGCTGCTACCTTTGGTCCCCAGTGCGCCATTCGACAAATCAAACCAAGCTGCGTTATCAGCGTTGAAGGTGTTGCAACCTATCCTAAGCCAACCAGATACTCGCTTTGCATAAACACTTAGAGTATAAGTGCCAGAAGATGGGACTGTAAATACTCTATCTATTTTATGACCACTTCCTCCCGCCGTGATGTATAGCTGCATCCCAGTGATAGATCCATCTGGTGCTGTTAAGGCATTAGGGATACCTGGCATCGGTGAACCAAAGCTCCATCCAGAAAAAGAGCTGGAGTAGATAGCATTATTCGCCCTACTCTCCTCCACCAGTAGCCCCAGGCTCTCCCCCGTGCTCGGGTTGTGATCAAACCGGGCCACACCGCTGGCTGCACTTTGAATCACGCCGTTGGCATCGACGTAGGTGCCACTGCTGCTGCGGCTAAAGGTGATGCGTGGGTCCAGCTGCTTGGTCTTGGCAAAGTCCAAGTTCAGCGTTGGACGTGTGGTCGGGTAGAGATGCTTGATGGTCATGGGTCAGACCAGGGTGAGTGTGTTTGAACGCACGACGCCATCAGACCCGCGCATCCGAATCCTAATCGACGTGTTGGATACGTATTCAAAGTTGATGTCAAAGGTATTTTGAGGTGCAGTAGCGGATGGCTGAAGTCGGGTGATGTCATCCAAGAAAGCCAATTGTCCCAACGCAGAGTTGAGCGGAACCTGATTAGGATCCGTGCCAATATCGTATTGAGTGACAAACGGATAGGCCGTTGGCAGTGACAACTCACGCACCAACAGCAAATTGACGCCAGTGTTAAACGCATCCTGAATACCAATATCTCCAGTTGAGCTGTAGATATTCCGATTCAAAACATCCAGGTCACCACCAAGTTCAGGAGTCAGGTCAGAGACAAGGTTGGTGCTGTAGGAGTTCGGGTCAATCGTGACAAAGCCCGTCTGCTGGTCCACCTGGAAGGTGTCACCCACCTTGAACTTGCCGCTTTGATCGGTGCTGGTCAGCCACACCTTGCCGTTGTTCCGGCTGATCGACTCATTGGCCTCAACCGCAACCCCACCGTTCTCCGGCAGGGCGTTGTAATTGCAACCAGAGCCTGCGTACTCCATCGTGTGGGACGCAGTGCTGATCATCGACCGCAGGAAGAACGACACCGAAGCGCCATTGGCGTGACCGTTGATCAGGCCAAGGTTCTGTGCCCTGTTGCTGGGGTTGGGACGGCTGATGGTGACGTTCCACCCGCCCCCGTTGGCAGTGCTGCTCAGGATCGGGTAGATGTCACTGCCGATCTGCACCAGCATGTTGATCGCTGGCCGGTTGGCATCACCGAACCATGAACCACCAGCCGTCGGGGCATTGATGGCGAAGGTGATCGCACCAGCAGTGGCAGCACCGTTGGCCGTTGCCGTGAAGATGGCAGAGCTGCTCTTGCCATCAGCAATCAGGCCGTACCGACCGAAGTCAGTTGTGCCCACCTCCATGTTGATCTGGCCGCCGCTCAACGCCTTGGCGTGGTAGTGGCAGAACAGGCCAAAGAACGACACTGCCTGGGCATAGCCGTTGTTGCACACCAGCAGGCCCGGGCCATCAAGGCAGACCTGGGTGAACTCGTTGATGACGAAGCTGCGAAGCGGGCTGCTGAGTGCAGGCAGTGAACCATCGACGATGATCCCGCCACCGGTCAGAGCAGACGTCGTGTCTCCGCCTGTCCCTTGGTAGTTGTTGGGATCAAAGGCAGAGTTGTCGATCGAGGCATCGGCAAAGTTGGTGCAGTTCTGGATCCAAGGGGACTTGCGGATCACTGCACCCGGATAGAAGCCCGCCACCCAGCCCTGTGAGGCAGGCAAGCCGTAGGTGGCGTCGCTGTCGATCGCATGCCCACCTCGAGTCCCGCTGGCCTTCAGGCCCGCAAAGGTGAAGCCATCGATGTAGGTGCCGCTGTTGCAGCGGAACATGATGCCGGTCTCAGTCGCCACCGTCGGATTGACAAAGCAGCTGCGGGTTGAGTCGCCAACGATCGAGAGGTTGGCAACCGTGACGTCGATCGGCAGTGATTCCTGGTACACACCAGGGGCCACCTTCACGATGTCGCCTGCGTTTGCTGCAGTGACGGCAGCCTTGATGGTCTTCTTGGGGGTGATGATCCGATGGCCGTCATTGGCATCGTCGCCATTCACCGAATCCACATAGATGACGGTGGGCTGCAGGGTGAACGTGCCACCTGAAGCAATGCCGATCCAATTCAGGCCACTCCAGTAGCTGAACGTCTTGTTGGCGTCGTTCTGCAGCCAGGTCTTGCCAACCTGCCAACCACCAGCTGGAACAGTTGGAGTGGTGGGATTGACGACCATCGTGTGACGAGCGTCACCAGCAGCAGTCGTGGCGATCTTGGTGTCATTGCTGACCCACGTCTCCGTGCTGTCAATCAGATCGGTGGTGTTGTCGACGAACGTGGTGTCGACGTAGTTCTTGGTCGCGGCATCCTGAGCACTGGTTGGCTCCCCAACCCCAGTGATCTTGTTGCCACCCATGGCCAACGGGCCAGTCATCGAATCACCAGCCGAAGCGACGGTGGTGGTGTCGACGTAGTTCTTGGTGGCAGCGTCCTGAGGGTCTACCGGGTTGGCAACGTTGGTGATCCGTTGGCCACTGGCAGTCGGGTAGCCGGTTGTCGGATCGACGTACACCGACTGCTTGATGTCATCATCCAGCTCCTGCTCCTTGTACAGATGCTGGGTGCTGTCTGTATCCAGATCAGCCGCAACCAAGGTGGAACCGTTGGTGTAGTCCACCAGACGGGAACCGGTGGGGCTGTAGCGCCTGATCTCCACCCGCTGCCCCGCTGGAGGGGCAGTGGTGAACTGAATGGTGCTGTCATTCACCCAGGAGAATGCCGCCGTCAGGGTGTAATTGACGTAGGCAACGACGTGCTCCTTGCGGATGTACGGAAAACTGACAACGAATTGCGTTGTCGATCCGTTGCCGGTGTAGGCGACGTAGCTGTAGGCCATTAGCGGGTCAACTCCTGGATGAAGGTCTGGGTACTGCTAGGTGCCTGACTCTCGGATACACCATACTTCCGTCCATACAAGGTTTCTGCCTGCCTGATGGCTTTGCGTTGCTCCTCAGCAGCAATCGCAGCGCCCTTGGAAGTGGTTCTCATGTACTCATCCTTGGCCAGCTTCTTGAACTTGTCGGTCCAGATCTGGATGCGAGCTGCTCGCTCCGGGACGTCAACGGTGGATGGCAGTTCGGCGGGCAGGGCCATGTACTCGGCCGAGTTGACCATCTTGGATACCCGCTCATGCCAGGTGAACCCCTCGACGTCCTTCACCGTGCCAAAGATTCGCTGGTACTCCGACAGTTCGGACGACGTCAGCCGCATTTCAGGGCCAAAGTCAGCAGCTCGAGGGCCACTGAAGGCTGTGCCCTTGCCATGCAGCCTTGACATCTCCGCCTGAACAGGATCACCGGGTCCGTCTGACACCCGCATGATCGAGAGCGGGGTGAACTGCATCGATCCGAGCAGGAACGGGTTGTCCCTGACGACTTCACTGCCAAGGATCTGAGGGACCGTCATGTACGGGGCACCCGGAGCGGACCAATCCCGACGTCCAGCCAAGCCATCGCTCAGGCCAGGCGTCTGGTTCCTGATCTCGTCAATCGTTTCCTGGAAGAAGTCCATGGCGAAGTTGCCCGTCTGTGACGGATCAACGCTTCTGGCAACCGGATCGACCTGTCGCCGTGCTGCGCGTGATGCAGAGCTCCACGGCACCATGCCAGCCAGGATGCGTTCGATCAGCCTGACCGTCATGTTCCTGCTGCTGGGACCGGTGATCGCTTTGTTAGGGTCGAACGCTGCCTGATACAGCTCGTTGATCCCTTGGAAGTAGGTCTTGTTCAGCATTCCAAGCGACTGCATCCTGAACAGGTCCAGTGCCATGGATGCACCAAGCCTTGTCCGTGCCTCCATGGGCAGGCCAGCGGCCATGTCGTTGTAGTCCCCAATGGCGCTGAACAGGGAGGAGTAGGGCTCGAAGGCTGCGGTGGAGATGGCCGGACCCCAGGTGTTGGTTGAGTCGTCCCAGAACTGGATGGAGTTCACCATCTTCCGTTCCTTGAGCCAGTTCTCCTTGGCGATCGGATCCGAGGGTCCGTTTCCGTTCAGGCGGACACGCCCGTGCGTGGTGGCCACGATCGCTGCGGTGAGGACGCCTCCACCCAGCAGGAACTCTCCCCTGACGCGCTCACGCACAGCAGGGTTCTCGCTCATAATGTCGCGGTAGAAGCTGTCAACAAAGAGATTCAGGCCAGGAGTGCTTCGGCCAATGGACTTCAGGATGTTTGTTGGTATTCGTAGAAAAGGGTGCATGAACTTGAACGTCGCTCCTATAAGACCAGGTCCTTTCGCAAGAGCAGACATTGCATCTCCGGGGATGTTTCCAATTCGACCAAGTGTTGCGTGGCCAAACTCTGCAATCTTGTGCTTAAGATTTCCTTCGTCGACATACCTTTGTGCCCATTGAGTCAGCTCACCATCCTTGAGTCCACGAGCCTGGCCAAGCCTCATTCCTTCAGCCAAGGTTCGTGGCTCAATGTCGACGTGGAGATTGTCGGTGAAGTTCACTGCATCCATGAACTTCTGAGCATCAGGTCCAGTCATCACGGCATCAGCAATGTTCTTGCCGTCAATGATCACACTCTTTAGTGTCTCCTTGACTCGTGCTTTGGCGTAGTTGCTGGCGTACTCAAAAGCCTCAAGGCTGTATTTTGGCAGCTTGTTCTCGACGGCAAGCTGCATCCCCCTTGGCATGTGGTTGAAATGCTCAAAGGTGTGGCCAGACAAGGTGGCACTGAAGGTGTCAAGGCCAACCGCAATGCGGGAAGCTCCAGTGCCCAGTGTTCCCCAGACAGCGTTGATCACTTGACCAGCAGTAGTCTTTGCAAACTGCTCAGTCATGTCAGCTGTCGTAAGTGACCATCCAGTCCTTGCATTTGGATTGGCGGTGGCAAGTGCCTCTTGTGCATCCTTGGCGGCCATTGAGTTGTAGTGCTCAAGCACGCCGGAGGTTGTGTTGAACAACGGCTTGCCTGACTGGATGGCATGAGTGCCAAGACGGAAGGCGTTGTCAATGTTCTGAAGGAACGTGTTCAGCATGAAGACGCTGTACATCACCCGATCCATGTCACCGCTGACGAAGGCACCAACACCCTGAGCAGCACTCAGGCGAGCAATGTTGAACAGTGCATTGGTCAAGTTGGTGCCTGTTGTGATGCCGGACGAGATCAGGTTGTTGACCCGCAGCATCTGCAGGGGGTTCTCACCGGAAGGACCGGTCCGGGCTGCCACGCCAGGCTTGGCATTGTTGATGCTCTCCAGGTCTTGCCACGTCTGGGTCCGAATGGCCGGATCGACCCCACCGCTGTTGACGAAATCAGCCAAGGCATCAGCTGCTGCTTCTGCCTGCACCGTGATCTCACCACCCTTGGCGGCATGAGTCAGCTCTGGATCGAGGACGTCGGTGATGTTTTCAAACGCACCGTTGGGGTTGGCATCCCCTTTGGCCAACTCCTCCATGATCGCTTGATCAACGATCGACGTGGTGGGGGCGGCTTTCTCAACGACGTTGGTTGGGATCTCGTAGTTCCGGGGCAGTTGCATCTCGAGGCCCATCTGACCCCAAGGACGGGTCACGTTGGCGATTGCCAAGTGCATCCGGCGGGCCTTGTCGACTGCCGTGATCAGTGTTGCCAGTCGCTCTGATTTGTTGCTGGTGCCACTGTTGGCACTGTTCAACCACAGAGCAGCTTGGATCTGGGCCTCCTTCTGGAGGAAGTCCGCATAGGCCATCGCCCTGTTCAAGGCTCCGTGCTCGTGTGCCCTGAAGCCATTGGTGATGGCATCCAGGCCAGCCAGAACCTGTCCTCCGTTGAACCCATTGATCTGACGTGTGTCGAACCACGCCTGGTTGTTCTTGACGGTCTCCTCTGGATTGCGGACTGGATACCCGGTGAACGTCGGACGGTCGCCAAGGAGTTGACCCATGGCGGCATAGCCCGGGATCAGCTCTTGACTGTCTGCTGTGTAGACCTGGCTCCCTGATGGGCTCTCCGTCTTTTGGGTGCGGTTAAGGACGTAGAGCTCCTCCATGGTGATTTCACCGGAAGCCAGCTGGTTCTGGTATTGATCAAGGAGCCGGGCAAAATCGGTAGCCCAGCTTGGGTTCTCTGGGCCATTGGGCAGGGATGGACGAGCAGGGCCAGATTCCTCGGGCACCTTGCTGTAAAGACTGCCACCCATGCCAGTGATGGACTGGTCTGCTTCGCTGAAAAGCTCGCCAGCTCGAGCCATGTCAAACAGGTCTTGCCATGGCATCTTTCCTTCCTTCAGCATTTGCGACCTCAATGCGTCAATCCTGCGGATCCATTCCTTGTCTCCGTTTTGTGCGCTCATGAAGTCAGTAACCGTGCCAGGAAGATCGTTGAACTCAAAGACGTGGCCACGGTTCACGCCCATGGTCTTGATGTCACCAGCAGCTGCTTGGGCAAAGATGTCACGGATGGACGTCCATCCACGTCCGCGAATAGAGTTGTAGACCTTTTCAACAAAGTCAGTGAGGTTGTCTGCAATTTTGATTGCTTCAATGAATGTATTGACTGGAGTCGCAAGCACCTTTTCAATCACATCCGGGCCTGCCATCCATTCTTTGATTTGATCAATGTCGGCTTTGTCGATTTCCATGAACATATTGAGAGTTGGATCAACACCTCTTAGTTCTCCCTCAACGTACGCTCCAAATCCCTGCGCTTGTTTTTCAACTGGAATATCACCTTTGCGAACACGATTTGCACGATTTAAAGCCAGCTTTGTTTTTGCAAACACTGTGTTCAATACCCTCAGCTGCTTGCTTGACAGGTAGCGAAGCTGAAGATTGTGGAAGGATTCATGAGCAGCTGTCATCATGTTTCTGATTAAGTAATCTTCTCTTGTTTCGTCCCGCCTTATCAGCCCTATGCGAGTGAAATCCACGATTTCTTTAAGTGGATCTCCGTGAAGAATCCCTTCCTGATTAAAGTTATAACTTCCTCCGACTTCAATTGTTCTTCCAGGTTGACCATGGGTGCCATATGTATCGACTTGTTGCTTGGCGCCCATGATGAACTTGATAGCAACATCATCGCCAGCGATCTGCCGCACAGTTGCCGTGATCAAATCCATGGCGGACTGCGCCAATTCAGGGCTTACGGATAGGTGATCTGGCAGCTCGTTTGGCATTGCTTCATTGACGGCATCGGCAATGGCAAGCAGTTCGTTTCGCTGTTGCCGTGAGGTGGGGCCGTAGAACCGCTGATAGGCACGGACGACTGCTTGTAGTTCTGGTGACGCGAAGTCCTTGTACTTATCATCCAGAGCTTTCTCTAGGTTCATGCCGGGAATCTTGGTGACATCCAGCACTTCACCCTTGGCCAGCAGCAGGTTGCGAGCTTCTTCCTGGCCGATGCCCAGCCACCTCGAGATGCTCTGGGACACGGTGTCGACCCTTGGGCTGCCCGGGGGAAGGGGACGTGAGGCATCGGGTGGGATCTGAATCTCCGGTGCTGCCACTGGAGGGACGACCGTCGTGGGTGACGTCTCCTCCAGGGAAATCACCGTGACATCGGCGGCAGGAGTAGTAACGCCACTGAGCTCGTCAATTGCTTTCCGAGTGAGGCTGGTCAGTTCGCCGATCGTGCGGAACATCCGCGCATCGGTTTCGGCAATCTTGGCAATCTGTTCCGCAAAGCGGTCTGCGATCGGGGTATCCGATACCCGCTGCGGCATTTCGCCGGGACCCAGCACCTCTGGCGTGATCGCTTGTGGCTCGGCCAAAGCCGCAGGGGCTTTGTTGATCTGGATGTACTCTTCTCCGTTTGTGGTGGTGAAACTCAATCCGTCGTGCCCGGCTGCTCGAGCTGCGCGAATCAATTCATCCATGGAAGCACTTTTGTTTAAGCCAAGAGCTGCCTTGGCTTCCATCCAGTTCTGGGTTTTGAGTAAGTTCTGGAACTGGACAACGGCCTCTGAAACCGTTCCACCTTCACCGGCATAAGACTCAGCAACGGCCTTGTCTGGTGACATGAACAAGGCATCTCCAACCGTGGAACCTCCTTCCCTGCCAGCTGGAACACCTCGATACAGGCGAACCTCGGTGGGGGCTGCGGGTGTCCCAAGTGCGGGAACTTCAGCAGGTGCCTTGCGTGACACAAATTGCTGCGCTGCAATCTGCAGGTCCATTGCTGTTTGCGGTGCAGCTCCACCACCAGCTGCTTCCTTGATGGCGGGAATGACCTTTTCCCTTCCGTGGATGGCAACATCAATTGGATCAAACCCAGCCTGCTCAAGTGCAGTGCGAAACTTCTCCGCTGCCTTGGATGATGGCTTCCCTGCCAGCCTGTTCCTTGCGTCATTGGCAAGGACGTAGGCGGCACGGTCCAAGTCACTGGCAAATTGGATCGTGGCTCGGCCGTAGCGGGGAGCTGACTTGCTCAGTTCCACCGGCATGGTGAACTCCATGGAAGCAGCAGAAGCTGCTGGCGTCGGGGTTTCGGAGGCAGCCGCGTAAAGATCCTCAAGCTGGCGTTGCGCCACTGTCAATGGAAGATCCCGTTCAGCCGCTACCCGTTGCGGACTTTGATACCAATTCAAAAACTTATTAGCTTCATCGTCTAAATTTTGGGGGGAGAAACGCTGAGTAATTTCAAAAAACGTAGCCAAGTTCGCCCGCTGCTCAAATTGCTCAGGAGATAATTCTGACTTTCGCTTTTTCAACGCTTCTAACGCATCGCCACGGTATTTGCCCCCAACCCATTCGGCGCCAATTTCCCAAGCCTTGTCAAACGCAGGATGATTGAAGAACTCAGGCTGACGTGGCGTAAAGCCTTGGGCTTCAAGAACTCGGGCAACAGGGTTGTTGGCAAATTGCCGTTCCAATGACGCAGGAGTAGCAGGAGCTGCCTGAACCACGGGTGCAGCAGGAGTCGGCTCCTTGCTGCCCAGAGCGATGGCCTTGTCGAGGTCAAGCTTGCCAGCCACCACCTTGTTGAAGGTGGCCTGGGGAAGGCGAGACAGGGCAATGGCATCCCGGGTGACCGGTCCCTGCAGATCGATGCCACGGGCCTTGATCTCTTCTGGGCTGTAGCCCATCTCACGGATCACCTTGGCGGCATCAATGGCAGTGCCACTGCCTTGGCCCATGTTCTCCAAGGCGCCGATGGCTCGAGCTTCCTCAGCGGTTGCTGCTTCGATCTGCCACGTCAGGACGTTGTCAATGCCAGATCGCTTGGCCAGATCGAGTTGGTTGTGACCGTTGACGACGTACATCTTGCCGTCAGTCGGATCCTGCCAGACACTGATGGGCTTACCCATCAACGGGTTGTAGACGTCGACACCCTCCAGGGATCCAGTGACGCCGGTCTCTGTAGCTTGACCGGCAGCCTTGGACTGCAGACGCTTGGGATCGGTTGCAATCTCGGAGACGGGCATCTCCCGCACCTGATTGAACGACGGCAACCATGCACCCCGGTTCTCTGGGGTGACCGGACCCATCTCCGGGTGAACGGTCGTGCTGATGTGGGCGAGCTTGGTGGCTGCGTTGTCGACTGCCTTGTTGACGTCAGCAGGAGTTACGACAGCAGGGGGAGCTTCAGCAGTCGGCGCAGGCTCCTTGACCGGTTGAGCAGTGACGTCAACGGTCTGTTGTCCGGCAGGGACACCGGGTTGTGGACGCTGCGGTGCTGGTTGACCTGCTTGGCCAAGGGCAGACCTGGGAATCCTGCTGATGGCCGCTTTCGCCGCAATGCCAAGGGCATGAATCCCGAGGTTCATGGTGGCGTCGATGGGCAGGTTGAAGACGGCGTTCTTCCACCTGGCATCTGCTTCCGTGTCACCCGGCTTGCTGAAGATGTACTCCTGCAGCGGGAGCCAGTTCGATCCCTTGGCCCAACCCAGCCACTCATCAGCCTGTGTCTTCTCCTCGGGGGTGAAGGCGGCGTAGTTGGTCAGAGCTCCAATTGCAGCACCTTCGGTTGCGATCTGCCCAACGCGAGCGATGTTCGCTGCAGTGTTCAAGGCACCGCTGGGGCCACCGATACCTTGGACTGCTGTTGCTGCCGTCCGGAGTGTTGCCGGAAGGCGGCTGGCAGCACCAAGGCCCTGTAGAACAGCAGTCCCTCCAGGCGCTGCAGCCACCAGTGGCGTAAGCAATGCACCACCAGCCCGCAGAGCAAGAGCACTCGCAGCAACACCCATGCCTGTTTGCACCAGGCCGGTTGCAAAGTCCTCGATACCACCGCTGCTCTTGACCTTTGGAAGCGGAGGGATGAAGCCAAGCATGGGAGAGTCGGCTTGGCCCGGCTTCCGGCTTCCTGCTGCAGGCAGGTTGCCAAGGACGCTTTGGGTAAGGTTTCGGCTTGCGTTGTAGTGAGTCCTTGCCCAAAGCATTCCAGGGCCTTCTGGCATTCCCGAAATTGGTTTGAGGATGGCCGCCGTTTCCGCTGCCCCTGCGTTCCACGCCTTGGTTGGATCGCCTGTTTGCATCAGGGTTTGAATCCCCTTGATCCCACCTGCCACCATTGGCACTTGTGCTCCAAGGATGGGCACAACGTTTGTAAGGGCTCGCTGAACCAACCTTCCGTCGTCTTCCATGCGTCGCGCTCCAGTCACAGGAGCAGCACCCGTGGTCCCAAGGGGAGCGTTCCCCTGGTAGACGGGGCCGTCATAGGTGCTGACGTACTTGCCGTCCGGACCTTTCTGGAATGCAAAACCGGGCATGGATCAACTCCTCTTGTGGATGGTGCGCTGTTGCTTCAAACGGTATCAAGGGTTTCGTCGGTACGAATCCCAAATGTTTTTTGTGTACTCAGCAATTGAGGGGTACTCACGTCCCTTGTAGCGTTGCCTCCTTGTGTTATTCCATTTGCTTGCATCGCCTGAATACCAGACAGACGCAGCGCGGCGAACAAGCATTTCACCAGAGAAACCCGCTTTTCTTTGATCTGCCAGCATGTCATTAAAGCGACCGTTGATGATGGTGTCTTGTGCGTTTCGGTCTTGAAGGAATTGCTCGGGTGTAATGGATCGCCCCAGATACTTTCTGCTCCACGAGGGAACATTTTCAGGCATCACTTGACCAATGCCAAGTGCTCCTGAGTCTGGATTGACAGCACCATAATTGCCACCGGACTCTTGTCCAATGATTGCCCGACGGAAGCGGCCAACCTCTCCAGATGGATTGCCACTGAAAGGAGCACCACCTGCCTCCATGGGCGCTGCAGATGCTCCACCAATCAAGGCGTTCACTGTCTGGTTGGCCATTCCCCTAAGCAGGCTGGCGACGTCATTGACGTGTGTGGCTTGCGGGGATGGACCCATCTGTGGCCTGACGTTTGGAGCAGCAAAACTGACCGTGTGCTGATTCATTGAATCAAGGCGATCCATGATGCTTTGCGGAATTGCTCGACCGTCCTTGTAGATGGTCTTCCACTGAGCTTTGAAAAAGTCGCCAGCTCTTCCTGCGTAACCGCTGTCCTTGATGATCTGCCTCATGTTTGGGGAGATCGTGTTGCTTCTGGCAGCGTCATCCAGTTCTTTGAGGAACACTGCTTCCGGCAGGATTGGCTGACTCGTCACTGAAGACGTCAACCGCTGCTTCATTGTCGGGCCAGACGAGTATGTCCCGATGTTGGGCACAACGGGAACGTATGACTGCCTGGCCCTCTCGGCTAAGCCTGTTGTGAGATCAGTGCTTTTGCGCTTGAGATACACATCAATGTTGTCCCTGATTTGATCTGGCGAAAGCCCTTTTGCTCTACCAGCACGCTCCAGTTGTGCGACATCCTCCTGCAAGCCTCTTCTGTATTTGTTGATCTGTGAACGCTCTTCGTTATTCAAGCCACCTTCTGACGCCGTAAGTGAATCGGTGAGTTGAGTCACTAAGTCTTTGATGCTTTTATCTCGGAATTCCACATACGGTGCATTCTCTCTTTTGAGATCAGCGGCAATGTCTTGGAAGTAAGGTTGTGCCTTGAGAGGATCAAGCCCTTGCTGAACCAAGGAGTTCAATCCGGCTCTCTTTTGTTCTGCTGTCAATCCAGTGTTGTACGCAATATCCTGTGCTTGTATTTGCAACTCCCGTTCCCGTGGCTTGGTGAACGCATCCTCGACTGGAGAAATAAGTCGATCAAGGTAGGAAGAGGCAGCAAGCCTTGTAGCAGGATCTTCGATCAATGTTGCAATTGACTGCCTCCCTTGGTCAACCCGGCTCCTTCTTTCTGTTGGCGAAAGATTGGGGTTTCTCAGGTCAAGGCTTTCAAAGAGTTGCGTGGCAATGTTCTTGCCTTCCATGTCAGCCGTTTGCTGAACGGTATCTCTGAACACGGCTGAGTTGCTTAGCTGTGTCCTGACAATCTCAAGAGTGGCAGCATCTCCACCTTTCTCCCCAAGGCGATCACTGATGGTTTGACCGTTTGCCCCGGCAATTCCTTTCTTGATTAGAACTTCAATCCTTTGTCCAACTCGTGGATCAATACCTTCTTTGTTGTAAAAAGCTCCAGACGCAAGGAGCATCGGTTGGATTGACTGCACCAGTTCTTGATAGCCTTCAGGGCCAAGAGCCTGTCTGGCGTCCTTGAGCGTGCCATCCATAATGGCCAGCGCCTCCACTTCCGACATGGCCGGATTGACGATTTGCTGGGAGATTTTGCCCATGGTTGCCATGGCATTGCGCTTGTCCTCAGCAATGACGATCTTGTTGTGCGCTGCACTGAGCTGAGTCAGCAAGCCGTAGGACTGAGCCTCAAACTCCTTGGCGACGACAGGGTCATTGATGGTTGGCAGCAAGCTGCTCCACGCCTGTGTAAGCAGCGGATCCCCGGGGCGCAGGCTTGTTACCGAGATCGGTTTGCCATCTGGGCCTGGCACCTCAGCCGTTTGCTCCCACTTGCTTGGTGCAGAGGCCAGTGCTTGGCGATAGACGGCTCGAGCCAGGTTGCGCTGCACGAAAGCAAGAGTCATCGGACTCATTGCCTGCAGGTACTCATACTTCGACCTGGCATCAGCGTCACCAGCTGCAGCTTGCCGGTACAGGGAGTCCCTGACCTGTGCCAGCTGCTGGCCCGGGAAAGCAACCGACAGGGCCTGTGCTGCCTGCTGGCTCTCGATGTCAGCCTTCTGCTGGTCGTACTCCTGCTTCTTGGCGTAGAAGTCTCCGAGGTCTCCCAACGCAGTGCTGAACCCACCCAATGACTTGGCGAGGTTGGCCAGGTCTTGGCTTGGTGCTGGCAGATCTGGAGGGGCAAAAAACTTGACTGGCCCTCCCAGCGTTGGAGCACCGACCTGCTGGTAGGTGTTGACGGGTGCAGCTACCGGTTGAATGGCCGCCGTCTGGATGGCCCGTTGAGCGAGCTCCCCACCGGACGCCATCTGCTCGGCACCGCCAACCAGTCGCTGCGATGTCTGTTGATTGGTGTCCCCGTAGGACGCACCAGTGCTGAGTTTTGCCATGGTTTATGCCTTGCGGGGAAGGGGAGGGAGTTTGGGTCCGGGAGGTGGGGACTTGATGTTTGAAGCCTTGAACCTCGCCCCTGTCTCGTAGCCGGACGTGAACCCACTGATGCCAGCACTCATGCCGCCAAGGACGTACGGCAATGCGCTTGGCTCCGGTTGCGCCATCGGCGCCATCGGATCGAGGATCGGTTGCTGAATGTACGGTTGCTGGCTGGCAATGCGACTGCCGCGTGTCGCTGCACTGGACACCTTCTGCTGCTGGATCTGCGCTCCAGTGAAGGCCAGGTTCCTCTGTGTGGCGTAGTCGAAGGCCGCCTGCTGTCGGTAGTAGTCGGCGATCAGGTTGTCGACACTGGCCCCTGTCCGGCCACTGGCCACAACCTCACCACGCAGCTGCATCCCTTGCTTGCTGGCCTCCTGCTGCTTCTGTGCTGCAGCTTCCTGCTCCTGCGTCAGCCGCAGGTTCAGCTGACTGATCTCGTCTTGGTACGCCTTGTCAGCAAGGAACCGGTTCTGATCGATGACTGCGTTCTGCTGGTTCTCCCGCATCTGCTCGAAGTGCCGACCAGCGGAAGCCTGCATCTGCTGGAACACGAAGTTTTGCTGGGCAGATGCATTGGCGTAGGCCGTCTGCTGCTGCGCCTGTTGGTAGCCAGCAACGCTCTGAGCGATGCCCAAGCCACCACTGATCAAACCAAGAGTCAAACCCGCGTCACACATGGCTCACCCTGCAGAACTCGTAAAAAGGTCTCCCTTCCACACCATAGTTTGGACGATACCGGACAAACGTAAAGCCCATCCAGCGCAGCCAACGGACATGAACCTTGTTCCGTGCATCAACCTCATTGAAAAGAAGAGTGAATTGATGGTGAAGTTCACGGATCATTTCCTTTGACTGCCGCAAGAAAGTGCGACGGTCTCTCTCATCGTCAAACATGGCCTGGGTGCCAAGCATCCAGATCCTTCCAACCTTGTCCCCTTGGGGAACAACACCCCACATGCCAATGACATTGCCGTGACGGCTGACGATCGACATGCACGGTTGGCTGTGCAGGTAGGAAGCAAGCAAGGCCTGATCAGGAAGAGCTCCTGAGTGAGCCTTGACTTCAGCCACATCCTCTGCCCGCATGTTGTCAGCCACCACCCGGATGTCAGAAAGCCGAGCCTTCCGGGTGTAGGCGATCACAGTCGGGTAGCTCTGGAGTGATACCATCCTTCCCATTCAGCAGATTGGATCCGACAGGGCAGTGGACTGCTGCTGACGATCTCGATCTTGGCATCGATATTCTGAGCCATCACTGGGACTCTGAACGAACTGGTTCTGATGCCAGGCTCCCCAATGCTGATCTCGGAATCACCGATCTCGACACCGTTGTAGGGGTAGACGTAGGTGTCCCGGTTCCGAGGAGTGACCTGCAGTTGGAAGTGACTGCTCTTGTCGAAGATCAGACTCCAGGTCCGCAGCTGCAGCTTGGGGCCAGCGATCACCGCCATGCCACCACCGGGTGGTTGCTCCTTCAGGAACTGGGTGGAGAACTGATACAGCATCTGGTACGTCTCACCGACGTAGAACTTGGCTGCCGTCAGATCACCACGGACCACCAAGGTGCCATTGCCACCAGCACCACCTGACGTCGTCTGACTGATGGGGGTCAGGATCTGTCCGTGCTGCAGGGTGTTCCCGGCATAGAGACGACCGACCACCACCATGGAACTGCCGCTGGCAATGGGGTACGGCAGGGTGATGGTGCTCTGGACGTCCAGGCCAGCAGGGTTGGTCAGCGCCACTGAGCAGCTGGCTTCACTCGCCTTCCGATCGACACCCAACTCGATGGTGCTGCCGGTGTCCACGTTGTCAGGACGGAGCTGGATCCTCTCGAGGTAGACACCATTGCTGTACTCGATCACTGCATAGAGATCGTTGTCGACCATGTCAGCGCCAATCACAGTCTTGGCACTGGAGAACTCCCAGTAGGACCAAGAGGACTGGAGCTTCTTGTCATCCTCGAAGTAGAACTTGTAGAGGTAGATCCGCTTGGGCTGATCCTTGCCGATCAGGACCATGCACTCCTCTGACACCGAAGCGGTCAGTGTCGAGAGGTTGAGTGGCAGGTACCGGGGAATGGACGACGTCACCTCCTCAGAGAGGGGGATCGGGCCGCTGGCATCTGGCAGGAAGAACTCCCTGAGCCCGCTGTAGTCCCCCTTGGGGATGGCGAAGTAGATCGTCCGACCGACGCCCACCGGATCCACGTTGTCGAGCATCTCGAACGTCGTGACCGTGGTGACGTTGGCCGTCTTCGGAGTCAGGCTTGATCCGATCGACGTGCCACTGTCCAGACGGAACTGGCCATGGCGGCTGAACAGCAGCAGGGTGTTGGCAAAGGCCAAGCTGCTGATCAGGAAGTTGATCTTCCTCCCACCGGTCGTCAGGTCGATCGGATCGCTGTCCACGAGCGTCTGCACCGTCTCCGGCCAGAAGCGATCGAAGGCATCAGCGGCCGACAGGATGACGTTCTCGTCAGCCAGAAGCGTCAGGCGGTTGCGGAACAGGTTGATGTTCTGGATCTTGCTGCCGACAAAGCTGGGGGTTGGAGCAGTGTTCTCGTCACCGGCAATGCGACCAGACCAAGTGAACTTCCTGAATGTGAAGGTGCCGTCGTTTTCCCTGACCAGCACATGGGGCATGGTCGCTGCATCGAACAAGTACTGGATGCCAGGGGCCACCGTTTCCTGCCAGATGCCGTGGCCAAACCCTGAGCCAGCGTTGGCGACGAACTTGACGTAGTAGTCGTCGAGACCGGTGGAGATAGAACCTTGGATCTTGACGATGAATCCGTGTTCGGCTGTGATTGGTAGATCGGTGATGGCGTCAATGGTTCCCTTGATGGCTACCGTTGCCAGCCCTGTCTTTGTGTCATTTGACGAAAGCGTGTAGTCGGTGCCGTCGTTCTTTGTGATGCGGACGACGTAGTGACCAGCGCCATTGGTGATTGTCCAACCTGCACCCAGCGCAGTGGCAAGTGATGCATGCAAAGCAGTTGCAATCTCAACAGTGCTTGGCGAATAATTGGGCTGGTAGATGACGGTGCAATTGCCCGAAGTCGTTCCCCCAACTGGGTCTGTGTAGGTAAATGTATTTGCACCTGTCACGGTAATTGTAAAAGTACCAGCCGTGCCAGCACCAGACTGAAAGCTTATGTTGATCAGATCTCCAGTTGCCAAACCATGAGCAGTTGCAGTGACTGTGACTGTGTTGGATGATCTTGCATAGGAGGCAGAGATACTCTTTCCACCAACAGGCAACGTGGTGTAACTGACAGTTGTGCTGTTGACAGTGATGCTGTATGTGGTGGCGTACTCAGCTGACTTGATGAACACCATCGACTTGGTGCCCCACGACGGTGATGTCGTTGCTGACATCGCAACCGTCTTCTCTCGGTTGACGATGAAGGTGTAGTCAGCCACCGATGCCACACGGAACGTGGCACTGGGTTCACCGGTGATGTCCAGGTAGGACGTGCCATCTGGTGTGGCCACAGTCTTCACCGATCCATCCAAGCCAAAGACCTTGATGGCGTTGTCCTGGATCAGGATCAGGTACCGAATCACCCCGTCTCGATCGACGATGGTGGTGAACGGACGACCGGTGCCAGCTGTGCCGTTGAACAGCTTGGCGATGTGGTTACTGGGTGGCCGCTTCCGCAGTCCCTCTACCGGGCTTGGCAGGCAGTTGACGACCACCTCGGCTTGACTGGCCAACCGCAAGGCAGCCGGTTGCTGGCTGATCCCATTGATCAGGTTGGGGATGGAGCTGGAAACAAGGGGCATGGCTCAACGCTGCAGGGCACGGCTGGGCATGAAGGTCATGAAGACCCCGGTGTGGTTGGGGTTCCCCCTCAGCATGTTGGGCTGACTGGTTGTGGTCTCCTGCTCGAGGAATGCAGACCGTGCCTCAGCCTCTGCTGCCATGTTGATGCGTGTCAGGTCAGCACTGCCAAGGATCGCTTCCTGCAGGTGACGACCAGCCTTGGTGGTGATGTACTCCCGGGCGTACTCCGGCAGTTCCTCCCACTCGAGGATGTAGGTGATGTCCACCTTCAGGTCGACGGTGAAGGAGTAGGAGTTGCTCCGCCTGTCGTAGAGCCTGCTGCCCCGCTGAACGACATCGACGTCGGTGTAGAGGTATGGATCGACGACCACCTTGCTGACGTTGGAGCCCACCGAAATCTCGTTGGTGACGGCATCCCTCATCAGGGTTGCTTCAAAGTCTGTGTTGAACGACCAGCCTTCTGACTGGATCCGTCGACTGATCTCATCGAGCATGGTCTGGGCTTGCTGTGCCAAGCCGTACTGCCCATCAAGTCCGTTGACCGGAGCCTCCCCCATCATCTGAAGAACCCGGTTCACGGCCTCCAGAAATGTGGTACGAGCAAGCGCCATGGTGAGCTCCGGGGAAAGGGGAGGGGGGCCGAAGCCCCCCGGGTAAACCGTCAGCTGGTGGCGGTGTAGATCTCCACGGCGCAATCAGGGCGAAGAACCCCGGTGCCGAGGGCCATGCTGGCCACCATGAAGGTGCCCTGCCAGAGGGCGTGGACGTCAGAACCAGTCTGCTCCATCTTCAGATCCATGAGCTTCACAGTGCCCACCGCTTGCTTGTTGAAGGCAAGGGCAACGCAATCAGTGAAGTTGCCGGTGTAGTCGTTCTGCTCACCAGCGGTGGTGGTCCGGTTGGTGGTGGGCAGGTGGTTCGACTTGAGGATGGTGATGCCAGCAACACGCAGCACGGTGCCGTCGGCATAGGCGCCAGCACCGCCCCAGTCACGGTTGATCACGTCGGTGGTCTGGACGAGCTTGTAGTACTCGGCCGGAGCCAGGACGCAATAGCGATCGTTCTCGGGCAGGTTGTTCACATCCATCTGGGTGGCAGCACTGAAGAGTGCAGCGGCCAGTTGGGAGCCAGTGATGGCAGCCTTGGACGTGGCAACGATCTTGATGCGGGTGCCGCCGGGCAGATCGGTGTTGAAGTTGGTGGTGGTACGAGCAGCCTTGGCAATGGTGGCTGCGATGTTCTGGTCGTAGCGGTAGGCCAGAGCATTGCCCATCTCGCTGGAGTAGGGCGAGCGGACGTCGTAGTGGTTCTTGGCCTCATCGATGTCAGCGATGAAGACGTTCGACACCAGCTTGTCGTCGATCTTGATGACGGCCTCGGCACCCTTGATCTGGTTGCCGGTCAGCATCGTGCCGGGCGTGTGATACGCAGCACTGGTCAGACCAAGGATCGGGAAGCTGGCGCTCTTGCCAGAACCGATGGTGCGGACGGTGTGCAGGCCCTCGAAGATGGTGGCCTTGCGGAAGGCGGTCAGCACTTCACCGGCCCAGACCTGAAGGAACAGAGCGTTGTCGCCTGCCCAGGTACCACCACCGGCATTGTTTACCAGGCCAAGCCTGGAAGCGGAAAAGTCAGGTGCAGCCATTGCGGCCTCCTAGAGAAGTTGGGTTTGTCCCGACCTCAATCTCCCTTCTACTGGGGGTGTCCTCCTCGGAGGGCCGTCGCTTCAGTGAGCGGGTCTAGGTGAATGAATGGTAGAGCAAAGTCAAGCCAATAAAAAACCCCTGGTTTTCACCAAGGGTCTCGCGCCCTGCGTTGCCTTGTAACCCTACTAGAAGATTGAAGACCGGGAAAGTTTGTCCTGAATCTTTCGGCGATAGGCGGGATCGTTGTTGTACCGAGGATCAGACATTGCCTCAATCAACTGAGCTGAGGATTCAAAACGATCGTTGCTGGACTTGGCAGCACGACCACCAATCAGCTTGGGTTCACGACCAGAAGCTTGGCTGTACCTGGCATGGAGACCAGAGACTGCCAGCTTGATGGAGGCAAGGTTGTTGCCATTGACGATCTGGTTGAAGCCCTCGATCTCTTCCTGGGTCAGGTTGCTGCCAGCCCACTCGAGCATCTGGTTGTAACCCTGATCGCCACCGAACTCAGCCTTGATCGAGGAGATCTGCTGAGCAGACAGGTCGCTGTCTTGTGCGGCTTTGTACTGGAGGCCCGCCAAGTAGGCGTCGACCATAGGCTTGGCAAAGCCAGCCTCCTCCAGTTGGGTGTAGTCCTCCCCCGTCAGCTCACCCGTCTGTTGCCAGCGGGTGTTCATGTCACCGAAGTCGATGCCAGCCTCCTCGAGGCGGGAACCGATGAACTCTCCGTAGATCTCCTTGGCATCGCCAGAGGGTTCTGGAGTTTCCTGATCGGCTTCCCCGTCTTGATTGCCTTCATCGTCTTGGGACGTCTCGCTTCCAGTCGGTTCGGTGCGGTTGCCGAGTTTGGACTGAAGCTCTTTGTACCCCTTCTCGAGTTCTTCGACTGACTTGTACTTGCCAGCCAACAGCTCGGCGGAGGATTGCTCCTCCTGACCGGCCATGGCCTTGAGCATCTCCTCGTTCTCTGGAGAGAGAGCAGGAGACTGGGGTTCCGTGATGGTGATTCCTTCAGGCATGGGTTCAGTTGATGGTGGTGATTCCGTCTTCGTCGACTGTCACTTCAGGGCGGGCCTCGGGTTCCTTGGCCTTGGGTTCAGGGACTTGCCCGATGACCAGTTCAACCGGCTCCGGCTGGGGCACCTCCGCCGGGGGTCCCATTAGGGATACCGGCGGCGGCGTCTGCAAGGGTTGATCTTGTTGGGAGGGCAGTGTTTGGCCCCCCGTCTGCAGTGATCTGCGGGCCATAAGGAGCTCCTGGTTGTGTGTAGTTCTGGGCAACCTGCGCCATTGCTGGCGAGGTCATGAGGTTGGTGATGGTCTCCTGCTGTGCTTGCTGTTGCTGCATGGCCTGAGCCTGTGCAGCTTCACCGGCAAGTTGCTCGGGAGACTTGACCAAGTTGGTGGTGTCGATGCTGTTGCTGGCCGCAAGGCGACGCAGTGCCTCATCGACGTTGATGTACTTGGCCATGATCTCTGGACCAAGCACCTGCTGTGCAGTGGTGATGAACTCCACCAGCTTGTTGCGATCGTCCCCTCGGCCGATGGCCTCCAGTCCGGTGACGGGCCTGGGGTGAACGATGTCCTTGCCACCCTGCGATGTCTTCGGGAAGGCAGGCAGTTTCCGCTGACGATGCAGAACGTGCATAAGTCGACGGACCAGTGGCAGCTGAAGCTCTTGGGTCAGGATCGAATAGAGACCGCCGATGCCAGCCTCCAGTTCCTGGCTCATGAACCGGATCTCCTCTGCTGTCACCCGTTCACCCGGGCGTTGGATGGCGGTGTTCAGCAGGAAGGCGAACTGCAGTCGACCTTCGATCCGATCGATGGTGCTCTGTGCAATGCCAAGGTCCTGAACCTTCTGGCTCTGGATGACACTGACGTCGGCAGCATTGCCTTGGACGATCGCACCGTTCTCTGCGTTCTGCAGGGTGCGAGGACGGGTTGTTCCGTTGGGGTTGACGAGGAACAGGATCTTGGCTGCAGCAGCTGACCCTTCGAGCACCGCCTGGTAGAGGGACTCGAGAGCCAGCAGGTCGCCGTAGTACTCCTCGACATAGGAGCGGCCGTACTCCTCGGAGTCCACCCGGTTGAACCGGAGAGGGATCCAAGGGGACACGTCCGCCTTGCACATGCCGTGAGTACCAGGGATCTCCTTGCCCTTGGACTCCTGCCACCAATGGCACTTGTCGTCTTCGTACTCCACATAGGTGTAGAGCTTGACGGTCTTCTGCCCCGACTTGTACTCCTCCTCCTCTGGATCCTCAGGAAGGAATCCTTCGGGCAGGGCCTCGGGGTAGACCTCCTCCTCCACCACGATCTCGGTGACGTTGCCCATGGGGTCACGACACACGACGTAGCGGCTGAGGTGGATGACCCGGATCCCGTCTTCAGCGACGTAGAGCAGGACGTTGCCACCAACCAGCAGGTGCTTGAACGCCTCGTGCATGGAGGCCCGGCCATTGGCCACCTCGAGCACGGACATCACTGCCCGCTCCACCCTGACCAGTGCAGTGTCCAGCTCGGTCTTGATCTCTGGGCCAGCGTCAGAAACACGCAGGGCCAGGTCGTCGATCTCAAGCTTGAAGAACGCAGCGTTGGGTGGGAACAGGGTGATCAGCAGTTTGCTGGCCAGGTAGTTCACACCCCGCGCGCCAAGGGATTGGTACGGGGTCTTGAGTCGACCACGATCCCCGAAGTTCTGATCAGGGATCAGTGAAGGGATGGTGACCTTGCTGCAGTCCCGTGCCCGCTGGAGGTAGGCGTCACGGTTGGTGACCAGCTGTTGGTATCGCGCAGCAGCAGAGCTCTCCTCCTCCCCGCCGTAGGGCTGGGATTGTTTGTCGACGCTGCTGGTCAGGTTCAGTTCCATCAGGCCCCGGGGATGCTCAGGCCACCGGTGCCAACACCGGAAGGACCGGTGATGTCAGTTCGCATGGAGCGACGACCCATCCCTGCACGGGTTGGTTTCGGTCCCAGTTCCTGGACGGCTGGGGCTGCGACTGAAGCCGCTTCGTTGGGAGGCGGAGGCGGCGCAGCGTTTGCGATCCTCCGTTGCTCATCTTGCTGGGCCTGTTGAACAGCCATCTGCCGCTCGAACTGCTGCTGCTGTTGAGCGATCTGTTGCCGTTGCAGGTTCAAGGCTGCCGAGTTGTCAGGGGGAGCACCGCCACCGCCAAAGCACATGAGTCAATCCTCGTCTTGTTGCTCAAGGTAAACGGAACGCAACATGCGAACCACGTTCCTCTGCCCAACGTAGATCCAGATTTGACGGTCAGTCCAGTCCTCATCTGGGCAGCGTTCGGGAAAGAGTTCGTCCAGTTGCTTGATCAGTGATTGATCAAGTGGTGGAAATAGGTCGTCGTTCATTGGTCTCTCAGTAGGTGGGATGGATCCCAAAGCTTGACCTCACCAGTCCTGTAGTCGTAATCACCATGACGCAGGATCCTTGCCAGTCTTGCATTCAGCAATGCATCAGAGAAGGTGAGGCCAGCTTTTCTGTAAGCCTCAACGACTGAAGCCCACAGCTTGACTGGATCCTCTTCGTCACCAAGGATCTTCTCTGCCTTGACTGGACCACACCCTTTGATGCCGGGGTAGTTGTCAGCCTGATCACCTGTCAATGTCTGCAGCATCCAGTGACGGAACGCCGCCTTCGGTGTAATGGACTCCAGCTCATCCTTTGCAAGCAGCTGGCACGGCACCGTCCTCATGTCCTTGTCAGGTGACACGATGATTGGATTGCTGTAGCCACCATTGGTTGCGAGGATGGCAAGAACATCGTCACCCTCAAGTCCAACCATGGTGCGGGTTTCGTAGTGTTGTTCAACCCACAACCTCAGGTCACGCAAGCCCAATGGCTTTCGCTTGCCAACCCTATTTGCTTTGTAGTCAGGGTAGAGATCGTAGCGGAATGATGGGTAGTCAGAGAAACACATGACAGCATTCTTGCTGCCAGTCAACTCCTTCCATCCATGCACCCTGTCACCAATGAAGGCATGAACGTCAGCAGGTTCAAGGTGAAGAGTGTGTGTCCATTCATCCCACCTAATGTCGCACTCACATGCACTGCAAGCAGCGTAGATCAACCAGTCAGCATCAATTAATAGAGTCATGTTCCAAAGTAAGTTGACATGGGGACAATCAATTTGCCGGTGTCCTCGTCGTACAAGAGCTTGTCAACGAGACCGGTCTGGCCAGCGTGCCGGTTCTTCAGCACCCTGAGCTGGAGCTCATTGCGCTCGTGTGCCTGGCCCTGCTGGTTCCGCTCTGCACCGATCACCATGTCGGACAGCTGGGCAATGGCATGGCTGCCACGCAGCTGGGACAGTGACGTCTGTGCTCCTTCCTCGTGGCTCCTGCCCTCGGGTCTCTTCAAGTGTGAGACCAGCAGCAGGCCAACGCCTGTCTGCTCAACAACCTGACGCAGTTTGGTGCAGGTCACATCGATCGCTCGACGCTCATCGATGTCGGCCAGGCCGCTGACCACGATGGTCAGGTGGTCAAGGAAGACGATGTCTGCCCCCTCCCCGTCAGCCAGGTACCTGATCTTGTTGAGCAGGTGATCGGGATCCATGGATCCGAAGTGGTCGTAGAGGAAGCAACGGCCGGAGCCGAACACCTCATCGAACCCACGACGCACCTCATCTGGATCAGCAAGGGCTGGGTCCAGGTGGATGGGCTTGCCAATGTGCAGGCCAACAATCCCCTGCATGGTGCGCTGGAGGGATTCCTCGAGGGCGATGTAGCCCACGCGCAGGCCATGCTCGAGGAAGTGATGAGCGATGTGCCGACAGATCAGTGACTTGCCAATGCCACTGCCTGCGGTGAGCGTCACCATCTCCCCCTTCCTGAACCCCCGGGCCATGCGATCGAGGGCAGGCCAGGGGTAGGAGCAGACAGAGGCAGAGCCGGGGCGGACCAGTTCCTCCCAGAGATCGGCGGCATTGACAATGCCATCGGGCCTGGATGGTGTTGCCTTCCACAGCAGGTCACGAAGCAGGGCATCCTCCCCTGCCTGCAGCATCTCGTTGGCATCCTTCCGTGGCAGGTGGCAGATCGCTGCCTTGCCGAGGGGCAGGACAGCAAGGCAAGCCTCAGCTGCTTGACGTCCTGGCTCATCGCTGTCGAAGCACAGCACCACCCGGCTGAACTGACTGAGCCACTCGAGGTTGGCGGCCAGATACTTCTTGGCTGACTGCGCTCCGTTGGGTACCGAGACCACAGGGAACTTGTTGCCTTGGGCCTGGCTGACCGACATGGCATCGATCTCCCCCTCGGTCACGACGCAGAAGACGTTGGTCTCCTTGCCGTGGTTCTGCCGCCAGAGGTGCTGGCCCCACAGCTGCATGTCAGAGCTGTCACCCACCCAACGGAACCGCTTGTCCGGGAAGCGAACGTGCTGTGCGACGACGTCTCCCTTGCTGTTGCGGTACTCAGCTACCTGGGCGGGTTGACCCATGTAGTTGGTGGTGCCGTAGCCGTAGAGCTTGCAGGTCTCTTCACTGATGCATCGCTTGACCAACTCCTGTGGGGTGATGAATGGGATGAGGCTTGGTGTTGTTGGGGGTGGCATGACAGGCATTGGTCTTTCTTCTTTTGGCTTGGCTTCTCGATACCCGCACCCAAAGCAATGACCGTGCCCGTCGTCATAGCGAGCAAAATTGTCTTTGCTTTTGCACTCCGGACAGGACTCATGCTTCAGGAACTTGGACGGCATTGAACCAGCTCGTTGGGATGTGACCTTCACACCAAGGGAACCCGTGTCGTTCTGCCCACTGCCAATACTTCAGTGAGCGAGGAGCACGAGACAGCTTGACGTCAGCCTTCATGAAGCAGAGACGGATGTCGAGATCAGGGTGCTGTGCCTTGACGGCAACCATCTTGCGACGATCGTCCTGATCGAACAGACCCTTGGTCTCGACGATCACACCGTTGGGAAGGATGAAGTCCGGGGTGTAGATGGACTGCACTGTGTAGGGCAGAGCCCGTCCTTCGTACTTGAAGGACAGGCCCCGCTTGTTCAGGGACAGGGCAACCGTTGCCTCGAACTTGGACCGGTACTTAGAAGTCCCCTGCATCGGGCACTGATCCGGTGGCATCGAACGGGATCGGCGCTGCAGTGCCGCCAACGGTGAACCCTTGCTCCTCTCCAAACCCATAGGAAGCAGCGTCACCACCACTCTCCACGAGGTCGATGACCTGGACGGCACGCAGGCGAAGGGTGATCCCTGCGCCGATGGCTGGGTTGAAGAAGGGGCAGGCATCAAAACCGATGCGACCGGTGGTGCCGGACCACATGTTCTTCAGTGACTCCCGATCCCTGATGGGCTGACCCTTGGCATCGAAGAGAGCAGGTGCTGCAGTCCAGCGACGGCCATCACGATCCATACCGCTGGCCTTCATCTTGGTCTTGACCACGAAGCAAGGCTTGCCATCCACCTCCTCGTACCCGAAGGGCAGGTCGGCCAGCTTGAAGGACTGAGTCGGTGCCTGCTGCTTGAGGCCCTGCTTGTGCAGGTTCAGCAGGGCATCCAGTCGATCGGCGATGTCAGCCCCAACCTCTGTGTCCATGACGCCCATCACCTTGAAGTGACCGGCGGGATCGAACTTGGTCTCGGGTTCCACCAGCTTGGGGAAGGAGAAGCGGCAGACAGGAGTGGTGATCCGAATCTTGTCAGTGATGATGAAGTTCATGAGATGAAATAGTCAGCGTTGTTTACTTGGTCAATGTCAAAGTTACCAACCGTTGGAATGGTAGGTAGTTTGTCACTTAGTTCAGCTGGTAGTTGCGATACCAGTTGACGAGAGATGTCAGCCAACACGTCGTCGGCGTACATCTCTGCAAAGGTAGCACGGACACACTGACGCAGCTGCGTCATCTCTGCTGCTGTTGTTAAGAAGCAGTCGTGGATCCCACCAAAGTTCTTGATCAGCGAACTTGCGCTCACCAAGGACAGCGCCATGTGGCTGGAGTCCAGGCTATGAATGACGTTTGGGCTGAGGCTATTAGCCATACGCCTGCGGTCTAACCCTTCGGACGTGTCGAAGATCTTGCCACGCAAATGTATGACAGGACTGACAGTCTTCAGTGCAATTGTTTCCGAAAGGTACAGTGGGTAGTTCTGATAAACCTTCATGCCACTTGGTGTAGTCCACACCAGTTCGGTGTCGACACTGCCAGCTGCGGAACCAACCTTCTTGAACCACGTCATGGTTTTCTGAGCTGGCCTGATCAGCTCAACTGCCTCCCTGTACAGCACGTCTGCCATCCAGTAGCAGGACTTGAGGCCACCGAACTTGAATGGCCACGACTCCAAGCCACTGGATTCCATGCCCCGATCGTGCGCCCACTCTTGGCAGTGCCGCATGATGGACCGACGGGTTGCGCTGTAGGCCAGGGTCATGACGACCGGCTTGGTCAGTGACCGGTCAGGCCCGAAGCTCAACCACTTCTCTGCGTTCTCATCCCTGCTGTTTCGCAGGAAGGTGAGCACCCGGTTGGTGAGCTCGACGTAGATGTCACCCGGCTCCTCGCCTGGCACGAGGTTGACCATGCCAGCCATCCTGTCGTCGCGCAGCATGGCGGCGAAGTGCTGGATGCCAGAGCATGTGCAGTCCAGCTGCACCGGCAGCCTGCTGATGTAACCCCAGCCATTGACCGTGAACTGTCGGTACTCCCGGCAGAAGGCAAGGAACTGCCACGGTGACTTGGCCTCTTGCCAGAACACCGAGGCCCCACCCCATGGGTCAGACCCAGCAGCAAGGATTGCCTCCTCGTTCTCCTCGACCCAGTCGATCCGGCTTTGCCACGACAGCTTGCTGAGTCCATAGGCATTGGCCCCGTGGATCATCAGCCAATCCAGCCCAGCCTGGTCGGTGATGCGAGCACCTTCCGCAAAGCGCAGCAGTGCCCGGCTCAGGTCATGACCCTGTGGGTTGAGGTGGTACGACCGGTAGTAGAACCGACCGCGAAAGTCCACCTGCATCGGGAAGTAGAAGGAGTCCCGATCCTTGAATCGATCGGCAATCCACAGGCTCTTGAGCATCTGCACTCGCCTGGTTTTCTCGCCGTCGTTCTTCTCGTGGATCACACGGGCGTTGTGCTTCCACTGGATGACGTCGACGTGATCAGGTGGCAGGTGCTTGGGGTAGGGAGGGAACTCATACCCCTGACTGGGCACCATGCAACCGATGCCGATGCTCTGTCGCCAGGCATGGTTGGCCTGCTCGAGCACCCACTTGTTGATCTGCCAGCCCACGTCCTGCTGAAGGTTGGCTGCCTTGATGAATGCCTCGTGGCCAGTGATGGGTGTCCTGTCCTTCTTGGCATCCTTGATCAGGGTGTTGCCCGGGATGTCAGTGAGGTAGCCGCCATCCCAGAGGGTGGTCCATGGCTGCGGCTTCACCAGCATGGGCAGGCGCATGGGACAGAGGAGCCGGTGCTTGGCGTGCTTGGCTTCCAACCACTCGAATGCTTCGGGTGTGACGGACACCAAGCGCAACCGCTTCAGCCCCTCCTGCACGGTCGTCAGTTGGACGATGCCCGTGTGAACCACAGTCATCTGCAGGATCACAAGGCCGATGGCCTGGCGCTCCCTCAGGGTCCAGATGGTGGTGGTCTCCATCTGCATGATGTCGTTGCGCTTCTCCTTCTTGCTGCGCCACCGCTTCACGGCGAGGTGATCAATCAGGTCGAAGCCACCAGCCTTGCCAAGCATGGCCTCTGCCCATAGGGCACCACCGATCTCGATGGCCATGGCATTGGCCCGACGGTGCTGACTGATCTTGTCCAGCACCACACGCATGGTGGTGGCAGCGATCTGTTCTGCTGTCAGGTCCTGCAGTGGCTTGAGGTAGGAGGCCCACTTGTAAGCCTTGCCATTGCTGACCTGATCCAGCAGATCCTGGATGGCATCACACAGCTTGTTCACCCCAGCTGCAGCCAGCTGGTTGCCGGGAGGGCAGAGAGACTCACGTCTCTTCTCCTTGTTGACCTTCATCCTGGTGTCGTATGCCTCGGCACCAAGGGCCAGCATCTCCTGCTCGAGCAGCAGTTGTTCCTTGATCTGTTCGTCGGTGTAGGTCATGCCCACCTCCGCTTGCCACGAGCAAGGCCAGCCCTAAATCCAGTCTTCAGCAGAGCCAGTGCTGACTCCTCGAACTTGGTTGGGAAGGTCTTGATCCATGCGTTGAACGCATCGTCCATCTTCTCCTCTGGATCCACTGCAGTGGGGCGATCAGGCAGGCGTGCCCAGTGACTGCAGTCGGTGTAAGCAGGGAACTCCCAGTAACCCTGGCACCAGCCAAAGCGAGGGTGAAACCAGTTAACCTTCTGATCAGAGTCGGCGTCTTCAAGTGCAGGCATGATGTCATCGACATCAAAGACTTGTGTGCTCATGCTTGTCCTACGACGATGATTGATGTAGCAGTTGGGTGACAGTTGGCGGCAAATTCCTTTGCCTCTTTCCGTGTGTGAGCACGGATGGTTGAACGCAAAACCATCTGGCCAGGGATCTGAATGATGAGTGCCCAGAGTTTTGCCTTTGGATCAGACGTCCTACTGACGCCTTCTCCATGTCTGCAGATAACACCTTCGTTCCATGTCAGTACAAACGAAACATCTTTTCCTCGTGGTTGCTTGGCCATTGATGGGAGATGGTGGGTGGTTGAGGCCGGACAATACTAGATGTGCTTCCATGCTTTCCGAGTGATGATTCGTGATACGGATGAAGGCAAGATGCCGAAGATCACAGCGATGTCCTTCTGCAGTACACCATCAGCTGCGAGTTGACGCATCCTGAGGATGTCCTCTTCAGTGAAGATAGCTGCTCCATTGCGTGTGCCGTAGGCAGCTGGTCCTTTCTTGGGGGTGCCAGGTGCTGGACCACGGGTGACGTAGGTCTCAATCGTGTGGATTGATTTGTCACATTCGTAGCACCGATACCAACGGTGCCGCCCATCTTTGCGCTGTGCATTTGACACACGGTAGATGTCACCGTTGCAGAAGCGACACTTCATGGAAGCGCCTCCAGTGCGCGGTGAATGGTGTCGCAGTCATTGCTAGAAACCAGTGACGGAATTGATCTGGTTGACTGGCGCTTCAACGCTTTAAGCGCCTGCTCCTTCAAGCTCGGCGGCTTGGGACGGCGGGCGGCGAGCAGATCAGCGGCAAGGTTGTCAAAGCCTTTGACGCGCAGCCACACCAGCAATGCCTCCAGCTCTTGGTCGGCGCCAGCGGAATAGGCGCGGTTGATCAGCCAAACTTCTCGGCCAACACCACCATCGCGGTATCGCGGGGCTTGCTCTGCCAACTGCTGCACCAGCTCCGGCGGTGGGGTAAGTGGGTGGTGTTCAGTCATTGCCCTCAGTCTCAAGTGCTTGCAGCAGCTCAGCGCACAGCGCACGAAAGTCAGTCATTAACTTGCTCCGATTTGTAAGGTCCAGTGAGTTGACCGTGTTCGTCAGTAAAGCCAGCTTCAAAAAGAAACTGCCTGGCAGCGTCCTTGTCGCCAGCCAAAGCGCGTTCCATCAATGTTGGAGCGGTAAGCTCGGCGGCCATGTCTTCTAGGGTTGAACACCTAACTACTGTAGAAATGTCGTCATTATGAATATGGTACCAAGCAGCGGATAAATACAAAAGCACATTGGCAAGGCCATGGCGCACATCTATGCCTTCCTCAAATGCTTCAATCAAGCTCTGGGCGCGTTGAGTTAGGTGTTCAGTCATTGTTTGAATCCTCCATTCTGTCGAGATACCACTGAGCTTTTGCAATTGATTCGCTGCCACCTTTCATCAGCTCACGCCAGATGTACTTAATGGCATTGCCTTTGCAGTAACCACGAAACTCTGCTGGTGTAAGAGCAGATTGAATGGCATCAATACACTCAATGCTTCCATTGGTGTAGTGATCGGGATGGTTGACAGGATCATTCATCACTGGTTCACCATCTCAGTCACAGCCAACACAGCGAAGCGATGCCAGCAGCTGTTCAATCCAAGGCCAGGCTCATCATCTTCAGCGGTGGCGACAGCGTGCCAACGCTCAACCATTTCCTGTGTGATCTCAGGCACTGGCTTGTTCACTGAAGCAAGGACGTGAGCAGCAAACGATGCTGCCATCACAGCTGCTTGGTTGTTGGGCTGAGTGCCATAGCTTGCACTCCACCATTGCCTATACATGTCAAGCAATTCGTACTCTTTAAGGTTGTTCATTGGAGATCAGTTCAATGTGGGTGGAAAGGACTTTAGTTGTGGCCAACACAGAATCAGACTCGTCTTTGTATCCGATGGAGTACAAGCGAGCTGCTGCTTGAAGCAGTGTGCTGTGGATCTCGGCCAACACAGATGCATTGACGTGAGTAGGTGGGTCCATTACTTGGTGGGTGGACTGGCCCAGCATGCACCACCCCCAGGCAGAAGCACCACCCCCTTGTTGTAATCCGTAACAACTGCAGTCGGTGGCCAACGCAGGATTGCCGCCAACGCAGGACC